CGCACCATAAACCATGAAATTTATCACCTCTCTCCCCCCCCCACCCTCCATGTTAGTTCAAAAATCAAGGTTTTTTTGGTATTGTTTTACCTATGCTTTCCAAGTTTGTCTTATGTATGTCAATATCTGAATATAGAATGTATTATATATAACTGTATTTTTGTAAGTATAAGTATATATGAACATGAACAAAATCAGGAAAATAAATAATGAAAATGAAAAAAATGATACTATGCAAAAAGACATAATCAACATGGACAATAAACATAAATTGGGTCAATATTTTACAACTCACAATGACCTTAAACAAAAGACATTTGAATTTATTTTGAATAATCCCAAGAATATTTTGGAACCTTCCATAGGAAGAGGTGATTTAATTTCGTTCATTCGTGACAAAATACCTGATATTACATTTGATATGTATGAAATTGATACGAAAATAAAATTACTGAAGGGAATTCAAAAGAATGAAATCATATATGGTGATTTTATGAAACAAACTATCACAAAATCATATAAAACAATTGTAGGAAATCCACCTTATGTAAGAACAAAAAAAGGGAATCTATATATTAATTTTATTGAAAAATGTTTCAATTTACTTGATGATGATGGCGAGATGATATTTATTGTTCCTTCTGATTTTCTGAAATTGACAAGTGCGTCTCATATATTGAGCACAATGATGACAAGTGGAACATTTACACATATATTTCATCCTCATGATGAAAAAATGTTTGATAACGCAAGTATAGATGTTATAATATTCAGATATTGTAAGAATAGTTTGATTGAAAAGAAGGTATTGTATAACGATAAGTTATTACATATAACAAATAGCAATGGATTAATTACTTTTGGTGAAAAGAAAAATGACAATAGTATTATGTTCAAAGACTATTTCAATATATATGTCGGACTTGTGAGTGGCAAAGAGACTGTTTTCAAAAATTCAAAACTTGGAAATATTGAAGTATTGAATGGTGAAGACAAAATTGAAAAATATATTTATATAGAAGAGTTTCCTTCTGAAAATGAGGAAATTAATAAACATCTTTTAAAACATAAAAAAGAACTTATTGAAAGAAGAATACGAAAATTCAATGAAAATAATTGGTTTGAATGGGGAGCTCCACGAAATAAGACCACCATCGATGCGAATCTTACAAACAAATGCATTTATATATATAATTTGACACGAAAATCCAAAGTTTCATTTGTAAATAATGTTAATTATTTTGGAGGAGGATTGATAATGTTGATACCAAAAAAAGACTGCAATTTAGATAAGATTGTGTCTTATATAAATAGTCAGACATTTAAGGAAAATTTCATGTTTTCTGGAAGATTCAAGATAGGTCATAGACAAATATCTAATTCGTTCATTCCAAGTGAATATTTGATATAATGATTCATGATTGTGGTAATCGTGGTAATTATGGAATCTCGAATGTTCTTATTTTTTGCATAAATATTTCAAACCATGTTGGTTTGGGATTTTGCATACATATGATAAAATCGCGTATTACTTTTTTGATATTTTTATAATTGAAAGTCTTGTTTTCATCCCAACGAACTTGAAATGGGGGGTTATGTAAATTTGATGTTAATGTAGTCAATCCTTTAACACTATTGACAATGATTTCAGATGGGTCTGTTTTGTTTGCGATTATGAAATAATAATCTTTTTTTGATATGCGATTATACATCTTTTTTTCTAATTTATTGATAAGTATAACACTCATATTACCATTTGTGTAAGACTTCTTCTTGTGAAGCTCTAAAACTTCATCAGTATAAGCATAAACACACATTGCGAAATTGCCAGTATTATCGCAAGTTTTTGTAGTAGTTGATTTAACATTGATAGGTATCCAACCATATGTGTAATCAAGAGCTAGAATATCATACCACTTTCTAATTTCGGGTTTGAAAATTCTTTTATCAAACTGTTTAATAAGTATGTCAATAATTGTATCTTCGTCAAAACAACTATTAATTCTACCATCTTCGTGTTGAGATGAAAATGTTAAGGATTGCTTTTGTAAATGTTTTTGTATTTTATACATAATTAAAGGTAGTTGTTTTAATCTCACGATCCATCCACGAAAACATTTTTGTATTTTTATAATTTTTTCTTCATCAATCTTGATAGAAGCAAATGACAAAGCTAACTCTTCTATTTGTGAATCAATAGTCATATTGTATATAATGATTAAAACCAATCAGTACTAAAACTTCACATTTTTAGATTATTTCTGAATATTCTGCAAGTTTTCATGTCGAAAATGAAAAAAAAATAGATTTAATAAATTATTTAGATGTTTTGTTTCTTTTATTAGCTTTACCAGCTTTACCGCCTTTTGGTTTAATACCAGTTTGTTTGGTATTTGCAAGAGATGCATAATTTGGGCCACCATATGTTATCTTTCTTGAATTAGCAAGAGGATTTGGTTTGGTTTTTTTGGAAATTTGTTTTTGCACAGTAGGAACTTTGTTTTTGGGAGACGTCATTAATTTGAACAAGTTCTATATACATGAAAGATTATTATTCTAATCTTCTTTAAAATTTTTGATTAATTCTTTGATTTTAGAAAGAACTTGATTATATTTATTCACATCTTGTTTATTATAAATCAATATTAATTTGTTTTTCACATTATCGAATATATCTGTATCATTAATAGATTCTCCTATTTCTACCTTATTATCGTCATAGTAAAGAAGTAAAACTTCTGTATTGTCTTTAATAAGTTTATTTGACAAAAGACCTAAATCTTTTTCTAACCATTCATTATCTTCCATAACTTTACATTTATTTTCATTAGTGTAGATTATGTTATTATTTTCAGGAAAATTCTTATCAAAATGCTTCATTTTGATGTAAGATGGTATAGTATTAATACCAGAAGTCAATATTTTGATAATTTCATCATTTGTGATATGGTCAATGCGTTCAGAACCGATGTTGTTAATATAAATATGATTTTGAATATTGTTTGTTGTGTTATTTTGGATATTATTGGTAGTATTGTGTATTGTTGTATTTGTATTTGGATTGTGATTTTGATGATTTGGAATTCTTGCATGAATGATACTTTTTGCTTTACAGTTATTCCTTTTTGTATGATTGTATTTGTGTTGTCTTGTTGTAAAAGATACCATACATTTAGAACACGTCAATTCATCAACACCTTTACAATTTAATTCGTGATTGTATAAATGTTTTTTGGTCTTGTATCCTTTGTTGCATTTTTTACAATAATTTATTGGAGGTACATTTTGTCCATCTGGAGGTACATTTTGTTCATCTGGAGGTACATTTTGTCCATCAATCAAAATTCCGCTTTTGTCAAATATAAAATCTTTATGTTTAGCATTTTGATGTCTTATAAGGTTGCATTTTATATTTGTAGTATAACTACAAATTTGGCATTTAGTGATAAAAAAAGGCATCCTTATCACTTGCTTTACACTATGATTACATTTTTATTTATCACTTATATAGTTTTTACATATCATAATATATAACATCATAATTTATCACCTTTGAAATTCTAGAAGATTATGTAACACATGTACAGGTATGCCTCCTCATGTATTGTGTGCTGTGTGTAATTCTAAAGTAAAAACAATCGAAGTCATTATATCAACTTGTAGATGTGGTAATATATATTGTATGCGCCATCGCATTGACCATAATTGTACATATGATTATAAAAAAGATTACGAACTTAACAATAAACTTGTAAAAATCAACGCTCATAAAATTGATAAAATATAATATGTCGATATTAAAAAAAGTATTTAAGAATATCTCTATATATATAGACAGCGAGGGGTAATACCTGAGTTAGAGGAATAGCCTCGGTGGTTAGTACCATTTCAATTATCACGAAAATGCTCGCATAGCTTAATCGGTTAAAGCGTCCGTCTTATTAACGGTAGATTCCTGGTTCAAGCCCAGGTGTGAGTATTTATTTTTATTTGATTTATTACGATAAAGGTAATAAATTTCAAGAATATGAATATGAATATGAAAACAAAATAGTACTATTTTGTTATAAATCTTATAAAAAATGACAATTTGTTTTGATGAAGTAAGAATATCTTAAGTCAATCCAATATGACAGGAAAGCGTTCATATGCTTATTTCAAACGCGAAGACAGTGACAAAGATGAAAAACATGACAATAAAAAAATGAAATGCACAATGAGTATTGTATATGACAATTATATAAAAGACGAAGAACAATATGGAACAGGTTTATTTCAATTTCAAAATGGTGCAATATATGAAGGTGAATTTCAAAAACAAAAGGTTCATGGTAATGGACGCATAATGTATGCCGATGGTGCAACATATATTGGTGAGTTCAAAGATGGCAAATATAATGGACAAGGAAAGTATGCATTTGCTTCGGGTGCAATTTACAAAGGTGATTTCAAAGATAATAAGCGAGAAGGCAAAGGATTTTATAGGTTTGCATCAGGAAAAACTTACAAAGGAGATTTTAAAGATGGAAAACGCACTGGTAGTGGAGAACTTAGATACACAGATGGTGATGTGTATGTAGGAACATTTCTAAATGGAATAAAACACGGAAGGGGAATGCATTTATATTCAAGTGTCGCAATGTATATTGGTGATTACAAAAATAACAAATACGACGGAGAGGGTATTATGAAATACGCAGATGGTACAATATATACAGGTGAATTTAAAAATAATATGTGTGACGGTGAAGGGACAATGACATACCCGGATGGTGATACATACATTGGTGGATTCAAGAATAATATGAGACACGGTGAAGGAACAATGAAATATGTAAATGGTGATATTTACATAGGCATTTTTAAAGAAAACATATGTGAAGGAATTGGGAAATATATCCACAAAAATGAATGTCTATATGAAGGAAACTATACGAAAGGAGAACCAGATGATATTCGTAAGTAAAAATAATAATAAAAAAAGTCAAAAAATGCAAGGGTAACAACAAATAGATAAAGTGACAATAAAACATACACCGAAAATTAGAAATCCTTAATTGCATTTGGATTAGATATATATCTAATCCATTTTGTGATTGGATATTTTGACTTTTTACCCATATTCAAGAAGAAATTATCTTTTTCTGCTTTTTGCAATTTCACATCATTTGAAGCTTTATTTTTGTAATATTCTTTTATAATGTTATTTATTACAATCATATTTTGAATAATTTCTTCCGACGACATATCTGCAAGAACATCTATGTTCTCATTGATAATTGCATTCAATTCTTTACGATGTATGTAAGGACTATGTGATGTATTGAATTTATCATTTGTTTTGATACCTTGTTTAAGTTCGTCATTTTCACAAATCATTTTTACGATATCAATGGCAATTGTGTTTGGTATTTCGGTTTTTTCAAAGACTCGGTTGTTATTGATTTTTTTGAACAAATTTACGGCAGCATTACTATTTGTTGTTTCAGAGAAATCAATATGAAACATCCAAATCCATACATTTCTTTCAAAAGTCATACGTGATTCAAAATTTTTGAGGTACATATTGATTGCTTGTTTTCTGTGTTGTCCATCAAGAATCAGAATTTTTCTGGCAGCAGAAGCGATTGTAGTATCATATATAGCAGAAAGAGTCCAAGGAATATCATATCCTTCACACAATGTTTCATATAATTCTTGTGTTTTTGTATCATCAATTCTTCTATTGAAACTCCATGAATCTGAATATTGCAATAGTTCTTTGAAAGTTATTTTTATAAGAAAAGTATTTTTATCTTTTTCAGACACTATTTTATCGCTAATATTAAATGTAGTAGCATCACTTTGCCCATAATACTCGTAACGAGACATATTGTTATAATATAATGATGTCTTAATCTTAATTCATTATCATTTTTTCTAAATCATGTAAATCTTAATAAATAATAGACGATTATATGTTATCAGACAAAATAAAAATAAAAACGAAAGAATATATATCAAAAAAACAGAGGGATATATATGAAAACGATAATAGTAACAGGGGGAGCAGGATTCATTGGTTGTAATTTATGTAGAAGATTGTTATTAGAAGATGATATCAAACTGATATGTATAGACAATCTATCGAGTGGTAATATTGATAATATATTAGATTTGGTTGAACATCCTAACTTTACGTTTACACCCTTGAAGATTTAAAATGAGACATTTTTATATACTTTATTTAGAATGTCTAAACATAAAAGTACTGATTACAAACTAACTGCTGTCAAATATTACTTGAAAGGTAAGAGTAGCTTGGAAAGATACAAGATGATAAAAACATTACAAAGACAAAATAGAAAACATATCTCTTATAAAATTACTAAACAGCAACTCAAATATGCTATTACTTTATTAAATAAAAATGAACATATTACTATGAAAGAATTATCCTCAATAGTTCAGAAAAAGTACAAAGCTTACAATATTACTTCTCGACATTTAGGTAAAGTTATAAGAGACAATAACATTACAAGAAAAAGAACTAAACATAAACATTACCCAAAATTTAGACATAAAAATCTCACTAATCTGAATGAAGATTTGAAAGGTTTTTATGATGAAGTAATAAAGTATCCTATCAATAAAATAATTTGTTTGGATGAAACTGCTATACAACCTACTATGATAAAAGAATACAGTAGATGTTATCTTGGTAAAAGATGTATTGTTAGGTCTGATGATAACTATATTTTCAAAAGCTTTACATTATTATGTGCTATATCAAACTCTAAATGCGTAGCTTATAAGTTATATGAAAAGGGTGGAACTACCAAAGAAAGATTTGTAGAGTTTTTACAGCAAAATATATTTAACAAATACAAAAATCACCTCATCATATTAGATAATGCTGGTAGCCATAATAATGATTATGTGAAACAAGCAATTATCAATAGTGGTAATAAGTATTTATTTTCAGTTCCATATAATCCTCAAGTAAATGCTATAGAGAACTGGTTTAGTCAGTTGAAGCATTATCTTAAACTGAATAAAAGACTTTTGAAATATGGTGAATTGAACAAGGCAATAAAGAAGGCTATTGGTAAAATTAAAACATCACAATATGCTAACTATTTTAATTATGCATACAATAAAGATGGATTCAAGCACATTATTAGAAAACAATCAACCTTAAAAAGAAAACTGAAGAATTATAAGGAATAGATTATATTATAATGCAATTATGAACTTAAAAAGCATCTTATATAGAGAAGAACAAGAAGAAATAATAAAAAAGATTATAGACATATTGCAATTAGATGAAAATTATAGTATAACATTATATCATTTAGATAATGATAATGAAAAACAAAACAAAATATTAGATTTAATACCAGATATTAGAAAGTTTTTTAGTTTTTCTACAATTATAGGAGCTTCTGAACCAGAAAGAGCAAAACGACCTTACTTGTCAATTATCAAACAATTGTGTAAGAGACATTATGACATATCAATACATGATTGTAGGATAAAAGTTGATGACAAAGATATTAGAAGTAAGAGGTATGTTTTTGTTTTGAAAACTTAAATGCATTTAGTTAGTATTAAATTTGTTTGTTGATTTTCATTTTTGCATATTTTGTTTGCAGTAGTTTCATCTAATTTTGATAAGACTTTTAGATATAGCATTTTAATTTCTTCTTCTTTATCATCATAAGCCCAAGGTGTCTCATTACCTTCATGTAAATATATTTGTTTATATTTTCCCTCTGGATAACTTTTATCTTCATTCATAATAATTTTATAATCTCTATTTAGCATATAATATTCACCACTATCATATGAATTAATACAATATGGAGAGTATCTTTTTAAATATGCTTCATCAAATCTATAACCATTGATATTTTTAATATATATTTGTACATCAACAGTTGTATTATAATTATCTTTAGTTTCAAACCAGTCTTTACAAATAAAGTGAATATGACATAAATTTCTTGCATACAAACTACAATATATATTTTCATTTAATATAGCATTATTTTGCATATGATATTCTATTAGAGAGTGCTTTTTATTGAAACGAAGGCTATATTTATGATTAATATAATCAAGTTTATCCGAATAGTGCAAACGCACATTGTGTTTATACTTGTCTAATTTTTTAATGAATTTAATATCATTTAAATCATATATTTTATTGTTTTCAATCACTTTATGCTTTATCAATTTATCATAATAATTATCTTTATGTTTAAAGTATGTATTATCAAATTCATCTCTATACGCATCATCTTCACCTACCATATAATTATTTATATCTTGATAATTATCACAATCTATATACTTAATGCTTATTTTATGGAGTTCAATAAATATCTTGATGAGTTTCTTTGTACCTCCAAATGTTTCATCGTCGCAATAATTAGGAAATAATTCTTTTACTTCATCATCTATATCTATTTGTGGTTTATCTTCATCATCATTTTCATCTGTATCTTCATTACTTGCTACGGTATCTGTTATTTTATCTTGAATGTCTTTTATCATTTCATTATAGTCTCCTTCAAAATATTCATTTCCTATATCTTTTTTATGTATGTATTTGTTTTTGAAGTCTATTATTAGTTGTGTTTCTAATATATCACAATCAGGACATATTTGTTGTAATAGTAGTTTAGAACCTTTTGGGTATTGCTTAAACCTTCGTAGGTTATCTTGTTTTGTCTTGCCTAATTTATAAATTTTCTTTTTGGTGGTTACGAATTCTCTTTCTTGAAGCAAGTAGATGTATTGAGCCATTTATCATAATATTGCAAAAATATATATGATATATCATTTTTTCTTATTTTTGTATGTATGTTCTATATGGCGTTATATTATTGAAAATAAAAATATATATAAAGATTATAGATACAAATATAATTATGAGTTCTACTGGAGATAAGAAGCCTCCTGACAAGCATTTAGATTATTTCAAATGTGTCAAAGTACCATTAAAGCATATAGTAAAGAACCCTGAGATAAATATACCTAAAATCACAAATGCTGTTGTAAGATGTAATAAGATTATTATTAATACATTAATGTTTATGAAGCTTTATTTATTAGATTACTTTGAAAAGAACAATTCATTACCTACTATTGACAGACTATTTGTTAATTCTTGTATGAAGATAATGTGCAAAGAAACAATAAACGGGAGACCTCCCAAAAAAGAAGTAAGAGAATTGAAAGAACATCTAACCGCTTTTTACAATACTGATTTTAAGCCTTACATTCAAGAAGAAGCATTAGATTATACACACCTTAATAATGTATTAGAATACCTTACAATAAGTATTATTACTATATATGAAAATAACATTAAACTACATTATGTAGAATATGTTGAAAGATATATTAATGTAGTTTGGAAAAAGAAAGATACAATCAGACAAATAAAAGAAGAACATACTGATACAACCAGTCAAACAATTTTAATAAATGAGTTTTGTAGGCAGTTGAGAAAAATTAAACTTGATGTATTAGATGTTTCAAATGTCTATAAGTCTGATGAAAAATATCATAGTTGGATTAAAGCTGTAAAGGCTTACATAACTCCTAATAAAGAAAAATATCAAAAAGACAATTTATATTATGACTTACAATGCACTCCTCAAGACTATTTACCTTCTATGATGAGAATGATGAAAGAAGTTGAAAAAGAAGGGGTTATGATTTATAATGTTTTTCCCATGCGAAATGATGTTATACCACATTCTATTAAGTTGGATACTACAACATTAGTCAATCTTTTATTTACTGATAAACAAGGTAAAAAACATCATTATCTTACAGAAGGCAATTTAAAGAAGAATGAAGATAAAATATGGAACTTCTTCTTCAGAACTGAAAGAAAGTGTTTCAATAAAATGAAATACTCTTTTCATCATATGATTGAAACAGATGGGGTAAGTTCTTCTATTCTTATGTTAAGGAATGATATGATTGGTAAAAGAATACCAACTGCTAAAGTAAGTCTTAACACAGAGCAATATATAGATGAACTAAAAGATTATAGTAATATCAAAAATAAGAAAATAGTTGCTATAGATCCTGGGATGTCTGATATTATTTATTGTATTGATAATGATAATAAAGATGCTAATGAGTTTAGATATACTCAAGATAGTAGAAGAAAGGAATGCAAAATAAAGAAGTATTCCAAATTGATATTCCAATTCAAGGAAGAAAAGATAGATGGTAAAACTATTGTAGAACATGAAACAGAACTTTCCAAGTTAAATAGAAAAACTCTTAATGTAAATGCTTTCAAAGAATACATCAAAGCAAAATGCTTACTCAACCATAAAATATATTCTTTTTATCAAAAATATATTTTCAGAAAACTTAAACTAAATGCTTACATCAATAAGATAAAGCACGAACATAAAATGATAAATAAGTTCATAAAGGTTTTTGGTACTCAAGAAGATGTAATAATAGCGTTTGGAGATTGGGAACAAAAACAACATATGAAATATAAAGAACCAACAAAAGGTAAAGGTATTAGGAAGCTTTTTAGAGAAAGTGGTTATAAAGTATATTTAGTTGATGAATATAGAACAAGCTGTATGTGTTCTAAATGCTGTGAAGGAAAATGTGAAAAGTTCATCACAAGAGAAAATCCTAAACCTTATAAAAAAGGGAACATTTTAATACATGGGGCACTCATTTGTAAAAAATGTAATGCTGTATGGAATAGAGATGTAAATGGAGCTACAAATATATTTAGGATAGTAAAAAATATAATAGATACAAAAGAAAGACCTAAATATCTATGTAGATAAAGTAATTCTTCAGTTAAAGTTGTCGCTTTAACAAAAACAAAATATACATAGTTCTGAAATGAACTAACCTTTTAGATTTTTTTGACATACAATATCTCATTTTAAATCTTCAAGGGTGTATATATCAAGATATAATTGAAATTGACTATGAAAAACTGTTCAAGTTTCAGGATATATTTGAAATTCATCAAATATATCACTTGGCGTGCATGGCATCGCCCACGTTTTATCAAAAATCTCCATTAGAAACACTTGATGTATGTTATATAGGAACCAAAAAAATTCTTGAATTAGGATTAAAATACAATTGCCGAATACTTTTTACATCAACTTCTGAAATATATGGTAATCCTCTTGTTTCTGTACAAAAAGAAGAGTATTTTGGAAATGTTAATCCGATTGGTATAAGGGCGTGTTACGACGAGGGTAAGAGAATTGCTGAAACATTGTGTTTTGAATATAAGAGACAATATTATGTAAATGTATGTGTTATACGAATTTTTAATACTTATGGACCATATATGTCTAAAACGGATGGACGTGTCATACCTAATTTCATAAATCAATGTTTGAAAAATGAAGACATTACTATATACGGTGATGGAAGTCAGACGAGGTCGTTTTGTTATATAGATGATATGTTATATGGTATGATAAAGATGATGGAGTCACAAGAGACTGGTCCAATAAATATTGGAAATCCTGAAGTATATACAGTAAAACTTCTTGCAGATAAGATAAAGGTTTTAACTATGTCTAAATCAAATATAATATATAAATCTTTGCCACAAGATGACCCTTTAATGAGAGAACCTTACATAGAGAAAGCTTATATATTACTTGATTGGAAACCAACTGTAAATCTTTCGTGTGGTTTGAGAAAAACAATTGAATTTTTCAAAGATTTAGGAAAAAATGATTAATTTCAAGTATAAGATACAATATCACCTTAACGCTTCAAGTTTCAATTGCCACATCTACATGTCCAAGATTCTTTTCTTTGATACTGAGACTACTGGTCTTCCTGAGACAAGAGGTTGGGGCAATTATTATGAACCTATGTACACAGGCTATTATGATTGTGCACGTATGATAGAATTGGCTTATGTTATATGTGATGCTGACAAGCAAATCATTAAATCAGTAAATTATATCATACGTCCAAATGGATTTGTCATCAACAATTCAGAATTTCACGGAATTACGATGGATGATGCAAATGAATTTGGAATTAATATTAATGATGTGTTGCAGGAATTCAAATCAGACCTTAGTGGTGTTGATTTGGTTGTTGGACATAACATTAACTTTGATTTGCATATCATAATGTCAGAATGTTATCGTACGAATGACGATAACTTTGTTGAACTTGCCGTGAATCTGAAAAAGATGAGCAAGGCTTGTACTATGGAGGTTGGCAAGGCATATATGCAAGGACAAAAGTTTCCAAAACTTGTAGAGCTTTATAGTTATTTGTTCAATAAACCGATTGAACAAGAACACAGAGCTTTATCTGACACAAGAATATGCGTAGATTGCTATTACAAGATGAATCCGTAAATTCTAAATCGACCCAACCCACATTTAATCAACCCCAAATCAATCGTAAATCAACAAAAAAAGAAATTAAGAATTAGTTTCTTTTTTTCACATGATTTTTAACTTTTTTTTGAACAGACATTTTTCTAGAATCAAAGCCCCAATGAAGAAGAGTTTGGCGAATTCCAATAAAGACATTGTCGTCATTATTTCCAAGTTCATTAATTTTATTTTGTAATTGTTTGCGGAATCGTCCATTAACACCGGCAAGCCTTTTCCATCTTTCTATTTGTCTGGTGTCATCATAGCTTCGTCTTCCCATCCAAAAATTGCAATACCATTCAATCCATCCAAAAGGGTCGACATCCTCGTTTATCCATCCTTTTTTGTTCCAAAAATCATAAGATGTACCTACTTTCTTTTTATACCGATTAATGTTTTTATCATATGTTTCTTGTGCATATTTTTTAAGAGGTATTGATTTCAGGAAATCATAACGTTCATATCTTTTAGCGTAACGTTTTCCAGTTGGTGATATAATAGTTCTAAAATAAAATCCGCCCATTATACCTATTTCAAACATTTGTTTAGGAGTTAAATTTGGTTGAAAATCAGGATAATCTTTAAATCTTACCATCTAATATATGATAATATATAAGAGTAAATAAAAACAATTTTTGCAATATAAAAAAAGTACATTTCAATATATTTTACAAAATCTCATGACAATTATTTATTTTTTCATGAAAATGTGTGAAATGTACTTTTTTTAATTTCCTTAAGTATGATTTCCTTCAGTATGTGCCTTCGGCAAGTCCCTCCAGACCATGGTTAGACCTTTATAACAAAAGCAATGAAGTTCTTAGGCATCTCAGAGGGATTTAAGGAAAAAAGTACATATCCATGGTTTTTTATAATTTTCATGACAATTTTATATTTTTTCATGAAAATGTGTGAAATGTACTTTTTTTAATTTCCTTA